GCTGGTATATCGAGAAGTCTTTGACTTCTGTTGGTCAACAAGATCCTGTATCTGAACTCAACTCACAGTTGTGGAACTCAGGTCGTGATGAAGATAAGGAAACAGCACGTCAGCGTAAGCGTCGTCTGCACCACGTCTCCAATATTCTTGTTGTATCTGACTCAGCTAATCCTGAAAACGAAGGTAAGGTATTCCTTTACGAGTACGGCAAGAAGATTATGGATAAAATTATGGATGTTATGCAACCACAATTCCAAGATGAAACTCCTGTCAATCCTTTTGACTTCTGGGGTGGTGCAAACTTCAAGCTTAAGATCCGTCAAGTTGAAGGCTATCGCAATTATGATAAGTCTGAATTTGACAGCGCTACTGAACTATTCAGCGGTGATGAAGCACAGCTCGAAGGGGTATACAACAAGCTTTATAAGCTTAGTGAATTCACTGATGCTGAAAACTACAAGTCTTATGCTGACTTGAAGAAGAAGCTTTACGAAGTAATCGGTGAAGCTGAAGTAGCTACTGGATTTACTCCTGCTCAAACTGTTGAGATGAATACAACTAAGGAAGTAAAGGTTGATGCTCCGGCGCCTGCTGCTCCTATCGTTGACACTCCGAATATCGGTGAAGGTGATAGCGGCGATGGTGAAGATACTTTGTCATACTTCGCGAAGCTCGCTCAATCGTAACAAATAAAGTAAACAACTAACTGAAGGGTAGTCTTAAATGGCTACCCTTTTTTTGTTTAGAAGTTGTCGTCTGTAATTCTAGCACCTCTTCTGCCGCCGAACGCGTGGCGGCGTGCCTTTATCGAACGATTAGTATCATTCACCATGATCGTGGTTGGATTCAATGATACATTGCCCTGTGAATTTGTAGGGGCCGATGATTGTGATGCTGGAGCAACTACAACAATAGGTGTTGAAGCACTCTTCGACAAATCGTCCATAACAACTTTACCATTCGAACCACCAGAAGCTGCTATTTCTGCTTTAATCTCTTCTTCTGGAATAAGCGAGCCTGACTTCTTATCTACTCCAGCAAACTTGTATAGAGATGCAGGCGTAAGTTTGTGTGCGACATTAAGGGGATTAAACCTTCCTCCGGTCCGGCTTGCATCATACATCGGAAGGAAGCTTCTTAATATCATTTTAGCAAATTCGTTAACCTTTTTACTAATATCGCCTAAGCCTTGTGCCATAGAAGCGAATGCTTCTTTAGGGTTTGTGAATAGGTTAACGACATAATCGACAACACCCTGAACCATATTACCAACACCAGTGACGAGATCCTTAATCATGTCTTTAAAGCTGAACGATGCTAATGCTTCTTTAGCGTTTTCGAATCCAAACTTCCCTAGAATCCAGCCTACGCTACTCTTTAATAGATCTAAGGGGACACCCACTAAATTGGCCACTATCTCACCTAGAGCACCGTACAGTCCATCGGTAATCTTACCTAGCATTGACTCACCGTCTGATTCTCTGAATCCCTGTAGGAAACCCCTTATACCATCAAACACCGTCATGGCGATAGTGATAGGTAGGAATAGTTTACCTGCCGTAGCACCGAATAGCTTTGCGAATTTAGTAACAGTAGCGAAGCCAATCTTCAATCCTTTTAACACAGGACCAAAAAGCTTTATTACACCTTTCGATCTTTTGCCTAAAGCGCCAAAGCGTTTAGATATCTTATCGAATGGACCTTTAAAGAAGTCTCCAATACGCGCAAAGAATTTAGTAACAGGGGCGAATATCTTCCCAAGTCTTCCTTTTGTAAGACTATTTAAAAACTTTAGCTCCAGCGATATTTGTTTAAAGAAAGCGCCGGCTGCGAAGACTGGTGCTAGAATAATGCCTGCCGCAGCACCTAAAGCGATACCCAAAAATTTTAAAGCGTTGGCACCCTTTTGTTTTAAACTCTTGCCTAATTCAGCGAAGCCATCAGCGATATTCTCACCGATACTTTGAATTCCATTATACATACCCTCGAACAAAGAACGCTGTTCGATGTTTGCTTCAAGACGCTTTAAATCGTTCTTCTTCGATTCTTCAACAAGAGGCTTAGCGATATCCTTAGCATTGTCTATCGATACAGCTGCTTTGTTAATAACAGCAACCTTTTGAATTACGCTCTCTAAATCTTTTTTAGTAAGGGGAGTATCAGCCATAGATCTATTTATACAAAAAAAGGGAAAGCGCTATAAACACTTTCCCCTTAAATATTGTTATTGCCTCTGCTGATCTTTAAGCTTTTCTTCTTCTAGATGATCTTTTAGAAGTGTTAGATAAATTTCAAGTTCCCACGGAATCAGATTTTCTAGTTCTGTTAAACTATACTTGTGATATTGGACTAACGAAAATTGTGTATGATAGTAATTTTCAAGAGAATTGTGAGAGAGGCTTATACGAAAAAATCGGAGAGTCCTGAGAGCGTTCTTTCGGTGGTGTGTCCTTTAGAACAAGTGATCTTTAGCGTATGCTCAAGTCGTGGGATTTGAAGAATCCAATCCTGAATCTTTTCTAGTTGAGCATGACTTAAAGAATCGATAAATGCTTCAAGCTCCTTTTGATTCGTGTCAGCAATAGGATACACAGTATCCGAATCGTAAATGGTGTCAAGCACAGCGGCAATCGATTCGCTGATAACGCTGTTACTCTTTGTTCGAGTGGCACGTTCCATCTCCTTCAGGCCTGGTGCCTTTAAGGTGACACCGACTGTGTCAGTGAGCTGTATCTTATTGTCAACCTTACTATCTAGATTCTTCACCTCGATAGTAGTCAAATCAATCTGAGTTGTTACATACTCGTCACACTCTCCACACTTAATGCTAATCTCTGTTGTTTCACCAACTGATTTAGCACGGAGATTCAAAAAGATATATTCCAAATCGTACATCGTAAGAGAATAAAGATCTACTGTATCGTATGTACACGATCTAATAATATCCTTCAATGCGCTTGTCATCGCGGACTGAGTATTCGCTTCTTGAGCGATCATGAGGATCTTCTCTTCTTTAACGAGAAAAGGTCTGTATTCGATTGTCTCACCTGTTGATGGCACTGTTAAATAGTACTTTGGCGCGACAATTTTGGGTAATGATAATGTATTCGTGTTCATAATATTATTTATCGTTTAGATAAGACGGCGCAGAGCACCTAACTTATTCTTGACACCCGAGGCCAGTGATGAGATAGCTCCCTGCACTTCAAATCGATCATACACCATCGTGACACTTAATGAATGTTTAGCATCACTTGACTCGTTACTTAGTTCGATACTGTTGACACCAGTCGGGTAAGCACCAATAAGCTTGACGCCATACACTGGTGTGTTATTTCTATCCAGTTGTTGAATCAAGACATCTGTCTTATACTGAGCAGGATACGATACTAGATTAGTAACTGGATCGATGACGCTACCTTGCCACTTGTCAAAGAATTTCTTACAGTAATAGTCGTTGGTCAAAAGAAACGAGAAGTTAATATCCTCATCTATTACAGTGACAGGATACTTGCGAGGGTTTCTACCAATGCTATCGTACTCTCCAGTCTGTATTAATCTGCCGGGAAGTGAGCACGATTCACACATGATAGTAATATCACGAGGATCGTTCACAAGCCCGCCAAGAGAAAAGGTACCCGATAAAGCAGAGGCCGCCATCGATTGCAAATCTGTATTAATAAGAGTCTGAGTAGGCGGTGTCATAGTAATACTAAATCTATTCGGCTGACTAACGCCTCCTCGCTTGCCTATTACACTCTTCAAATCGTCTACAGTACTCGGATTTGAGGCGTTCTTTATATCGTTGAATAATCCCATGCTGTTATTTATATCGTGTCTTCGATTCTTGCCATACCGTATTCTTGCTCGCCTTTTGAAACGATTCTGATGGCAGAAAAATCACTGATTCCCAGCGGTCAGCAGGCACTTCAACGATCTTCGACTTCACATGCTTAGTCAAATACCTTTTAAAGCACGGCGCAAAGTACTTGAGTTTAGAAGATCCCTTCAACAGATCGTACTTCAACCTCAAACGTGTCGATTCATCATACCTTTTGTTATTGGTATAGTCCAAAAGTCTATCAAAAAAGATAGCACGCTCTTTATGAGGCAGGTAATGCAGATTCAAACCATAAAACCCTCCATCCGCTTGCTCTACAAAAAATATAAGCGGAAACCTATCGTAATACGGGAGTGTCTTCTTTCCTTTCGGGTCATACATATACATAAACATACGACCAGACAGAGGTTTCGACCTATCAAATTCGTCAAGCAACTCTTTACGATTCAAGCCCATCATACCTTTCAAAGCTTTCTGATACCACTTCAGCGATTCTTTACTATTCTTTTGAAATCCAGCAGCTGTTGCCTTCGCTTGTAGTTTTTGATAGAAGTTTGCCATATAGTAATCTATTTATAATAGGCGAATACCCATACTCCGTATTACATGTTCATCCCAGATAACGAACTCCATCCCTCTCTTCTCTGCAAAAGACTTAGCAGCCTCCCATTTCGATATATTCTTAGCATAAGTAAACACTTCCTTTAAATACTTCTTTGTTTTACGCTTACCTTGCTTCGGAGGTATAGTTTCTTTATTAGGTTTAATCTCTACTAGTGTACACTTACGTTTAGCGATCGAGCCATCGTTAGACTCCCACCGTATAAACAGGTCTATATAGTACTTGTGCAGCTTGTTATCCGTTCGACACCGATAACCCACGACGTACTCCTCACTCGACCACCCAATCACCGACGGGTTGTTGTCCAAGTATTTAAACGTTTGCCGCTCCCATAGGCTACGATACTTCACGTTAGCCCAATTACCCTCGTACTTTTCCTTATTCTTTACCTTATATGTTCCACTATACGCCATAGTTATTATTTATGGTCATGCGATTATCTCTATCATACTAGTATTATACCATAGTATAGCTCCGATGTACACCATATAAAGTGTTGAAAATCAGTACTTTAGCCTGTACAACTGCTGCAGTATTTGGTATAATAATTAAAACCAAACAAGGTTACACTAGATTAGATTATCAACACAGTCGTATAAATAGATTACTATATGGCAATTCAATCTAGTTTATTACAGGATGCATCTACTGCAGCTTCGAAGATTACACAGCAAGCTGCTTCAGGTTTACAACAGAATCTATCTATAGGTAATCGGAATGGCGGCAATGAAACGTTAGAGTTTCCCTTAGACCTTGCTGATCTACAAAGACCTATAGTACGATTTAGTTGCTTACCTCACGATGCATCTTTACCAATTGAGTCTATATGTCTACCTATACCTCAAGGCTTGACCTTTAACGATGCTGCGAGTTATAGTACTGTGAATATGGGTACTATTGCTGCTATGTCAGATATAGCAAAGGCAGCAGGTGGTGAGACTGGTATAGCGAATAAGATTAAAGCAGCAGCCGGTGAAGCAGGTGCACAGTCTTTTTCAGGAGGTGGTATTGGTGCATCTATTCTTTTAAGTCGCAAGATTGGAATGGAGACTACTGCTAAGACACTTGAGTTTAGTTCTAAACAGGTAGTGAATCCCCGTACTAATACAGCATTTGATGGTAATACACTACGCTCTTTTCAGTTTGACTTTAAATTGATTGCTAGTAACGAGGCAGAGGTAAGGACTATCGATGCTATTCAAAATGTATTCCGTAATAATACATATGCTTCTGAAGTTGGAGGCAGAAAGACTATGCTACAGTACCCATCCTTATGGCATATTGAATTCCTTTCACCAGACATGACAGAGCTACAGTATATACCAAAGATCTTTAGCTGTTATATAACTGGAGCAGGTACTACTATTAATAGTACTGATAACACATACCGTAACGACTACTCACCACATGAAGTCGATGTGAGCGTGCAATTCCAAGAGTCGAAGATACTTACAAGGAACGAAATAGAAGATCTCGAAACAAATAGTAATAGGGCTAACGCCGATACAGCATACATTAGCCAGAAACAACGTGATCTTGTCTCAGCACAGAACAAATTAATAACTAAACTAGCAAGAGACGAACAGAATACAGGAGAATAATTTGAATGGCATTTTTTAAACAGTTTCCCAAGGAGAAATATAGTATAGAGTCGAATGGTGTCCTGACTGATATAGTGGATATCTACCGTTACGTAGATGTGGTCGAAAAAGCATCACAGAACGTATTAGCATATAAGTATGTTGATACCTTTGATGGCGAGAGACCAGATAACTTGTCCCAACGCTTGTATGGTACACCTGATTATTATTGGACTTTCTTTTTGACTAACGATTTTCTGAAGGATGGCATTGGTGCATGGCCGAAGTCTGATTCCGAAGTTCGCAATTACGTTGATCTATTACACAAAGATGCTGCTTGTCTCAGGTTTCCTGTTATTCGATTCGGAGCAGATGATATCCGTACTCTTGCAGGATTACCTCTCATGGATGAAAAATACGCACCGTATTTAAAACTGTACCACTTGTTCGATACTAGCTTCATAGATAATCAACTGGTTCAAATATACGCGACAGCTAAGCTCGTAGATTACAAGCCGAACCTTTCTCAGATATGGATTGACACTTCTACTATAGCGTGGAGTTCTGACTATGGACCCTACATGGAGCAAATTGGAGACGGCGGTGCGCTTGATACCGAATATGCCCGTAGAGCTCAGAGTTTGATTTACCCTGCCGGAGAGACGTCTGATAGTTACCACGTGCGTTTTGTCAACCCGTATACTTCTTCTGATGCGGAGTACGCTTTGGTGCGAGATTTAGAGAGTAAGTT